AGAATCGGCGTTTAACTGGCTTCGTGAAAATGGCTTAGGCGATATAATCAAAAACGAGATATCCGTATCGTTTGGTCGTAACGAAGATAACAAGGCGGCTGATTATGCCGAACTTGCAAAGAGTAGTGGGTTTCAACCGACACAAAAGATGAAGGTTGAGCCCATGACTCTGAAAGCGCTAGTCCGTGAGCGTATTGAGGCGGGTAAAGAAATGCCAACGGAAATCTTCGGGGTGTTCTCGGAGAATAAAACTACAATAAAAAGGAACAAGTAACATGAACCAAGTAGCAACAAAAAAAGAAGGAGCATTAGCAACAAATTTATTTGAAGCTGATGCACAACAAGGTGCTCAGAATATATCGCAGGAAGATCTTGCGTTACCTTTCTTAAAAATTCTGGGACAGCTATCTCCAGAGGTAAACAAAAGAGATGGTAAATATGTTGAGGGCGCAGAACCTGGCAAAATAATCAACACTGTTACAAATGAATTGTTTGATACAATTAATGTAATACCTTGTCATTATAAAAGGCAGTATATTGAATGGCAGGACAGAGGCACAAGTAGTGGTGCACCTGTTGCAATTCATGAACCAGACAGTGATATCGTTAGTCAAACCACTAGAGGTAAAGACTACAAAGATAGATTACCTAACGGTAACTATCTTGATAACACTGCAAATCATTTTGTTTTGGTGCTCGGCAATAACCCACAGACAGCATTGATTTCTATGAAATCTACTCAACTAAAAGTTAGTAGAAAGTGGAACTCAATGATGATGGGTATTAAAATGCAGGGTAAAAATGGATTATTTACTCCGCCTACTTATAGCCACATTTATAAACTATCAACCGTTCAGATGTCTAATGACAAAGGAACATGGTTTGGTTGGGATGTAAGTAAAGTTGGTCCTGTCGAAGATAAAAATATGTACGACATGGCTAAAAATTTTGCAACCAGTGTAGGTAAGGGTGAGGTCCAAGCTAAACACGGCTCAGAGGAAACAGAGTCTAAAACACCATACTAGAATCCTAGGTAGTGGGCGTCTAAGCGAGAGTGGATACGCCCACTTAAACAAAGCGCTATATGATAGAAAGATTTAAAAATATATTTACAGGTTTAGAACGTGCACATGGTGTCACTATTGTTGAAGATACAAACGGCAATGGGTCTAAAATTAAAGGTAAATCATTTGTAAAACGTCAACCAGTAACAAATGAACTTTGGCAAAAACATTTAGAAGGTAAAGAAAATTTAGGTATCATACCTATTAATGATGACAACCAATGTAGATGGGGTTGCATAGATATAGATTCTTATGCAGGTTTTGATCACAAAAAATTAATAGATAAAATAACAAGTATGAAACTACCGTTGATTGTATGTAGATCAAAGTCAGGTGGTGCACATGTATTTTTATTTACATCAGATTATGTATCAGCAAAATTAATGAGAGATAAATTAGTGCAGATAAGGGCTGTGCTGGGTTATGGTAATTCAGAAGTTTTTCCAAAACAAACAGAATTAAAATCGCAAGATGATACAGGAAATTTTCTTAATCTTCCATACTTTAATCATAAAAATTCAGTTAGATATGCATTTAAAAAAAATGGTGAGGCTGCTACACTAGATGATTTTTTTAATTTACATACTTCAAATTATTTAGATCCTGATACATTACAAGAATTACAAATAAAAAGACCAGAAACAAAATATTCTGATGGACCACCATGTATTGAATTAATGTCAGAAAATAAAATAGGTGAGGGTGGTAGAAATAATGCATTGTTTCATTATGGTGTATATGCAAAACAAAAATGGCCAGATGGGTGGAAGTCTAAATTAGTTGTGTTTAATGAAAATGCAATGGAAAAACCATTGTCAGATTCTGAAGTAGACATCGTTGTCAAACAGCATGATAAAAAAGATTGGGGTTACAAATGTAATGATCAACCTATGTGTAGTTTATGTGATAAGACACTATGTAGATCTAGAAAGTTTGGTATAGGTCAAGAAGTATTGTTTCCAAATCTTACAGATTTACAAGTTATAGATTTAGAAGACCCATACTATTATCTTAATGTAGATGGAGAAAGATTAAAATTAGAAAGTGTAAAACATTTAAGACAACAAAGTTTATTTCAAGAAGCATGTATGGTGCAATTAAAAAATAGACCACCTACATTAAAAGAAAAAGACTGGGTGCATATAACAAATATATTACTAAATAACGCTGAAGTTACAGAGCCTGCAGCAGGTTTACGAACAGAGGATCAATTGCACAATCATTTACAAGAATATTGTTTGAATAGAACACAATTAGATTCAAAAGAGGATTTACCAAGAGGTGGTACCTGGACTAACAATGGCTATCACCACTTTGTATTTGATAAATTCTATCACAATCATTTAATGCGTAAACGTTGGGATCTTGGTTATTCAAGAACAGCTGAGATGTTAAGAGAAAAATGTGGGTGCACTGATAAGCGAATAGGTAAAAATAAATTATCTGTTTACGTCGTAGAAGAATTTGAAAAGAAAACAGAAGAGTATAAACAAAAAATATTAAAGGAGGAAACACCATATTGATAGCGGCGATGGATTTATTGGCAATAACAATGTTTACTGCCTTGTGGATCTATCTTCACTTAGGATTATCATGAGACCAGAAAATCAATTATTACTATTTCCAGAATTAGATCCATTTAAAAATATAATAAAAGATGTTGACTATGTTGACATATCAGAACTACATGAACCAAACCAACATCATGCTAAATTACATTCATATAATTTATTACCTAAAAACAAATTTTTTCTTTACAAGACAGGAGGAATAAATCCTTTTAAACCTGAATTAGGAAATGTTTTTCCTTTTATAAAAAACGAAGAAACAGGTCAAATTTTAAAACTTAACATATCAAAGTTTTACGTTAGAACAGGAATTGTTTTATATGGAAGTAATGAAACTAAAACTGTTGATATAAAAATGCATAGAATAGTTGGTTTAGCTTTTATAGAAAACGACATGCCAGAAAAAAAATTAGTGGTAGATCATATTAACAAAGACAGATTAGATTACAGACCATCAAATTTAAGATGGGCAACTCACAGTCAAAATAACACAGGTACTAAAAGACCTAGAAATGAATGTTGGGAAGTAACACAAATTAAAAAAGGTAAAATTTAATGAAAACAATTGTATTAGGACCACCAGGCACTGGTAAAACAACTACGTTGTTAAACAAAGTAGATGACTATCTTAAAAATACAGATCCTGATAAGGTTGGATACTTTGCATTTACACAAAAAGCTGCATACGAAGCAAGAGATAGAGCAGTTAAAAAATTTAATTTAACAGAAGATGATCTTCCATACTTTAGAACACTACACTCACTAGCGTTTAGAAGACTTGGTATAAAAAAAGAAAACGTTATGCAACGTAGACACTATCAAGATTTTGGTAAAAGAGTGAAAGAAGAAATAAACTATGCAGACTATGAAAATGATCACAATGGAATCTTTACATCTGACAGTGAGTATCTTCGAATAGTAAACCTTGCAATATTAAAAGGTATTACAGCTGAACAGCAATACAATCTACAAGAACACAATCAAGATTTAGAATTAGATAAATTAAAAATAATATCAAACGAATTACAAAGATATAAAAAAGAACACAATCTTATAGATTTTAATGACATGATATTAGAATTTACAAAGTCAGATGTAGCAGTGCCAAAATTTGAAGTTGTATTTATAGATGAAGCACAAGACTTATCAAGAATGCAGTGGGATATGGCAAAAGCTATTTGGCAAAAGACAACCGATTCTTTTATTGCAGGTGATGATGACCAAGCAATATTTAGATGGGCAGGGGCAGATGTGGACTCTTTCATAGCGCAAGAAGGACAGATGCTGCCCTTGCAACAATCATACAGAATACCTGCAAAAGTTCATGGACTTGCGATGGGTATAATAAATAAAATTAAAACAAGAATAAATAAATCTTGGAATCCAAAAATTCATCAAGGCTCTCTCTCAAAATATGATGACTTTGAAGACATCAATATGTCATCAGGTGAATGGTTGGTTCTAGCTAGAACTAAATACATGTTAGATAAGTTAGAGCCAACACTTTATGAAAATGGATATTATTATAATAATAAATTTAAAAAACAAAAAGAACACACACTACACATGGCAGCATTAGATTGGGAGAATGCAAGAAAAGGTGCACCATTATCTTATGATCAAGTGCAAAGAGTGTATGGTTATATGAATGTTGATAATAAAAAATTAAAATCAATGACTAAAGATGGTATGTATAACATCGCAACATTAAAAAAAGATTATAATTTAAAAACAGATGCTGTTTGGTTTGAAGCGTTTGATGCAGCTCCAAGACGAGAAGTAAATTATTTAAAACAAATGAGAAGAAGAGGAGAGAAGTTAAACGAAGCACCACGTATAACTTTATCTACAATACATGGTGCAAAGGGTGGTGAAGCAGAAAACGTTGTGCTGTTAACTGATCTTTCATTTAATACAATGAGAAGCTACGAAAAAAATCCTGATGATGAGAATAGATTGTTCTATGTAGGCGCAACAAGGACCAAGGAACATTTACATATCATTAGACCACAACAAGATAACAAAGGATATGATCTATGAGTAAAGTATGGGACAAGCAGCACGGTGGGAGTCACTATCAAAAATATAAAATTCAACCAAGTAAGTTTGTAGTAGAGAATGAGTTGTTATATCCTGAAGGATGTGCTATAAAATATATTATTAGACATCGTGATAAGGGAAAGAAACAAGACATATTGAAAGCAATACATTTTTTAGAAATGATATTAGAGAGGGACTACAAATGATACAAAAACCTATGTTTAGTCCACAGGTAGAGTGGCTGCCACCAACAGAATTTCCCGATCTATCAAAGTACAATGAGATTGCAATTGACCTGGAGACAAAAGACCCGGAACTAAAAACCATGGGCTCTGGCTCTGTTACAGGCAAAGGAAAGATTGTAGGCATAGCTGTAGCTGTGCATGACTGGTCTGGATATTATCCTATTGCTCATGAAGGTGGTGGTAATATGGATATTAGAATGGTTCTAAACTGGTTTCAAGATGTATTAAAAACACCAGCTATGAAGATATTTCATAATGCTATGTATGACGTTTGTTATATTAGAGCTGCAGGTCTTAAAATAGAAGGATCTATCGTAGATACCATGATTGCTGGCTCTCTCGTAGACGAGAATCGCTTTCGATACGATTTAGGTAGTTTGGGTCGAGATTATGTTGGAAGAGGCAAAAATGAAGCTATATTAGCTGAAACCGCAAAAGAATGGGGCATAGATCCTAAGTCTGAAATGTATAAACTACCTGCGATGTATGTGGGTGATTACGCTGAAGCTGATGCTAAATTAACATTAGAACTTTGGCAAGAAATGAAAAAAGAAATTATAAACCAAGATATAGAAGATATATTTAACTTAGAGACTGAACTATTTCCTTGCCTCGTTGATATGCGATTCTTAGGCGTTCGTGTAGATATCCAAGCAGCGACTGGATTAAAAAACAAATTACTAGCAGAAGAAAAAGAATGCTTACAGATAGTAAAAAAAGAAACAGGAGTAGATACTCAAATATGGGCTGCACGTTCAATTGCGCAAGTTTTTCAAAAACTGCACCTACCATTTGACCGAACCGAAAAAACAAATTCTCCATCATTTACTAAAAATTTTTTACAGAACCATCCACATCCAATAGTTCAAAAAATTGCACGTGCTAGAGAAATAAATAAAGCACACACAACATTTATTGATACCATAATTAAACATGAACATAAAGGACGAATATATGCTGAAATAAACCAACTTAGATCAGACAATGGTGGAACTGTGACTGGTAGATTTAGTTATGCTAATCCAAACTTACAACAAATTCCTGCACGTAACAAGGAACTTGGACCAATGATTAGATCATTATTTATACCAGAAGAAAATTGTAAATGGGGTGTATTTGATTACTCACAACAAGAACCACGTTTAGTTGTGCACTATGCTGCATTACAAAACATGTATTCTGTTGGTGATGTTTTAGATGCATACAACGAAGGTGATGCAGACTTTCACAAGATTGTAGCTGACATGGCTGACATACCAAGAGAACAAGCTAAAACGATTAATCTTGGTTTGTTTTATGGTATGGGTAAAAATAAATTACAAGCTGAACTAGGTGTTAACAAAGAAAAAGCTAATGATTTATTTAAACAATATCATTCTCGTGTACCATTTGTAAAACAATTAATGGACAGTGTTATGGCAAGAGCACAAGACCGAGGTCGTGTTAGAACGTTGCTGGGTAGACTATGTAGATTTCATTTGTGGGAGCCTAACCAGTTTGGGATTCATAAAGCATTGCCACATGAAGCAGCGCTCGCGGAACACGGACCAGGGATTAAGAGAGCATACACGTACAAAGCTTTGAATAGATTGATACAAGGATCTGCAGCTGACATGACAAAGAAAGCGATGATTGACTTACACAAAGAAGGCATCACACCACATATACAAGTGCATGATGAACTTGATATATCAGTTGAATCTGCAGAACATGCTGATAAGATAAAACAAATTATGGAAGGAGCTGTGACTCTGGAAGTGCCAAACAAAGTTGACTATGAGTCAGGTACAAACTGGGGAAACATAAAATGATTTATGGCTTATTTAAATGCAAACATACCAGTGACTTATGCACAGATAAGAAGAGAA